TAGAAACTCTGGCTCAAATGCGTCAGGGATAATCGCTCTCGCTGCTGCTTTTATACTCTCCCATGTGCTGGTCAACCAACTGCTAATCACATCTCCTATGGTGCCATCAAACGTAAGGCCAAACGCAGCCAAACCTAACTTTAGAATAGCGGTAAGACCCTCATCAATTGCCTTCATTAGTGTACTGCCTATGTCGCCAAGATTACCAAATGCTTTTTCAAAATTGCCGCTCATCAAATTATCAAATAGGTCGAGCATACTGCTAAAAAGACTTTTTACATTCTCCCATTGTTTTGATATGGTATCTAATATGATATCAATACCACCGCCTTCCATGAATAAAAAATTCATGATAAAATCTTTTATTGGTATTATAAACTTTTCATAAAACTCTTCTATCCTTGGAATAACCTCTTTTTGTATGAATGGAATAACTGTGTCAAATATGTAATCAATAAAATTAAAGAGGGCTTCTTTAAGTTTTTCAAACACTGGAGAGTTTAAAAGGAACGCTAACGCTGGAATTGCAACCGCTAACAAAATACCAACTACACCTTTTATCAGTTTGAAAAACTTGCCAAAAGTTTTTTCAAAGAAGCCGGGACCATCGTCACCATCTGAGCCACCGCCTGGTGACGGTGATGGTGTTGGTGGGCCACCATCCCCACCAGAGAGTCTATCAAACATACTTCTTTTTTCTGCCGCTTCATTTGCCTCCTGTTGTGCTTCTTCCATTGCTCTTTGTGCATCTAGAACTTGCTCTTCAGTTGCATTGCCAGATTCTTGCAACCTTATCAATTCTTCAAATCTTGCTTCTGCCGCACGTGCCGCTTCCGCTGATTGTTCTCTCATTTGTTTTTCGGCGGGACTCTCTATCGACAGAACTCTAGCGATGTCTTCCAATCTAGAATGTGTTCCTTGGTCGCCAGCAGATATTGTGCCGTCCATCTTTTTGATGGAAGCGGTGGTGGCCGCTAATCCTTGAGTTGTTTGCGCTTGCTCATTTTCAAGCTTTGTTGTGTCAACTCCTCGCATTTCAGACATTTTTCTATCCTACTTCTTTACACTTACTTCAGTGTTTTTACTCTTAACATAAGCTTCCTTACCAAAGAATGCTGCAACGATTGCTGCAACAGAAACAAAGTAGGTTGGTGCCATATCACCTAAGACCCCAGCAGCCTTGTCAAGTCCAGTAAATACGGAAACAACAACCAAAGCAGGGTATAACAGCATACCAAAAAGAGCGAACCACGCCATATGTCTTTGAGCGTCTTCTTTTTTATCCTCATTCTCTAACCTCATCATCTTAGCGTCCATTTCAAGTTCTTCATCTGTCACAATACCATCACCATCAATATCATACTTTGCGTAATCACTGCCTGGCTCAAGTTTCTTTTGTGCCATCTTTATCTCCTTGCGGCTTGCTGCCTATTTCTTTCTTCTTCCTCCCTCAAATATTTCATTAGCAATCCAATATATATCTCCCTTTCCCAAGGCAACATTTCTTCTAGTTCTGTCAAACTATATTTATGATGATGCATCAGTGCAAAATTAAGTTCATAGTAAGACGCTAGTGTTGTGTGAGAAAGGGCTATGAAAAAAAACTTTCTAGTCCTTGAACCACCACCTCACTTGTTACTTCTGTTTTAGGATTTTTCACTCGCAACACATGAGTTAGTCTAGGCATAGTGTTGAAAAAGTTCCCTAGCTTTTCAAATACCTCTGTAGGTAAACTGTCGATGAAATCATCCAACTCTTTTGCGGTAGCATCAATTGTATTATGAATAGTATCACCATCATGAATTTCATGAATACATGTTTTTATTAATTTCATGGCATTCTTCATCACTTCTGCATCATCCACGCTTTTAATATCATTCACCGTTGGATACCTCATGATGATTTTGATGTTTTCGTTCACACCAATCACATTACTATGAGTGTCCTCGATTTGAACATCAATCTCACTCAAGTCTATTGTTACAGGGACTCTGGTTATGTTATCATCTGGACACAGAACACTGACTTCAGCACTTTCACCCACAGACTTACAACGTATCTGCATAAAGAGATATTCAAAATCGAACAATGGCATGGTTGATATGTCAATGGTGTTAAAAGTGCATCCATCAATAATTTCTGACAACATGCCGTAAGTGTCTTCTTTGTTGTCAGCATCTTGTGCCATCATCAAGATTTTTTGTTCTTTGACCAAGAAAGGTCTGTATTTGATAACTTGTTGATTAGATGGTAGTTCTAGTTGATAGGTTGGTGTATCAAGTTTCGGTAACGCCATAATTTTTATCCTTCATAATAATTGTCAAGACAGTCTTCTTAAAACTGATGGAACATTTGCTGTAATCGCTCTCTCAACGGTTTGTGTGGCTGTGTCAACTAACTTTTCTGCAAGGCCCGGACCGGCACCATCTAAAGACAAGTTGACAAACTCTCTGAACGACCATGCCACGTTAGTTTTTGTAATCTCTGTATTTGGTCCATATGCAAGATTTACGCCAGTGATGGCTTTTGGAAAGCACTCTCGTAACTGCAATCCAAATGTTTTCCTATCGTTCATATCTAACAGATGAATATTTAAAGTTCCGACATATTCGTTATAGTATGCTACATCATATGTATCTTTGTTAAATGCCAGTTCTTGCCACTGTTCAAGCATCATTCTCTCATCTAGTCCACTAGTTGATTGAATGGTCATCGTTATGTCATCAGCGTACAATGGACCTGTAATCAGTTCTCTCACTGGGCCATATAGTTGATCAGCCGATTTTGGTTGAACATTGACAGTTCTGCCAGGCATGAGAACAGATTCTGCTTTTAATGAAATAGCTCTAAAATCGTGGCCTGCTAACTTACCGCCTGGTGGTATAATTTGAACCTCATATTGGTTTGGTCTTCCGTATGCGTTTTCGTCATGAAATAACGACAGCACATCATTCAATGCACCAAATGCGAGAGCGTCTGTAAAAGAACCGATTCCTGTTGCCATTTTTCTATCCTAATATCGTTTTGCAGTTTCGATGTAAGCGGCTTCGGCAGAAGCTTTTTGGAATCTCTGAACTGGCAGCAACGCTGCAACAACTAATTCGTCGGTTCCAATAGCACGAAAATCAGATTTAACATGTCCCGTCAAGTAGTGCTTCACAATCGCTTTTGCCATTGGTATTTTTCTCAACTCCGAATAGTCAGTGATAATCCCTTGCACCTCACCTCTTTGAACTTGAACATTGACCGCTCTACTCTCTGGTAAGACAATTCTATCTAACAACCTTATTCTGGCTGGGATTGGTAAGTAATGAAAGTTCAGACCTAAGAAACCACCAGCGGCACCACCTATTGGTAAAACCAATGGAAACGTGTCATAAAATGGTAGTTTATTTTTATGTTTTGGATCGTAAATGAACATGTTGAGTGTTCCAAAATTTTCACTCTTTGTTCGTCTGCCATCTCGTATCAAATCCAAAGGACCAGGCTTTCCAAACTCCTCAATCTTTCTCCTAAACCAACTTAGAGATTTTGCCCCACTAGCCCCTGCATCTTCCCTTGCTGCATCTAAAACGCTTTGAATGAATCTACTTTGTGCCATTCAATTATTTATAACGAATACCTAAATCGTCCTCTGTTAGTATTTTAAAATTCATTCCATTATCTTTACACCACTCAACAGCATACTTCCACTTGGCACTATTCACGCCCCAAGTCCTTACCTCATTCAGATATCGTTTTGTTTTTCTTTGTGGTTCTTTTGGTGGCACTGTTTGCTTTTTAGGTTTTACCTCAATGATAAGCCTTTCGACGCTACCATCGTGCTTTCGTATCTTACAGTAAAAATCTGGAAAGTAACGATGTATTCTACCATCCCAAGGAGACTTGTAAGGTATGACCACCTCTTCACTGCCCCACTCAATCACAGACTCGTTGTTATCACAATATACCATGAACTTCCGTTCCCACAGTGAGCGGTAGATTACATTGTGAACATTTCCTCTATATTTTGAGGGATTGTTTGGTTTATATCGTCCCTTATATGCCATGATGTATAAATAGTTATGATTATGAGGACTATTTAGACATGGCTGTTTTCACTGCATTAAGAAACAAAGCTCAATCTGGTTTAGCCGGACTTGTAACGGGGGCAGCTAGTTCTGCACTAGGATTAAACAGAGCTACAGGACTTAGATTTCCAGACTCCGGTGGAAACCGCCCTAGTGGAGACACTGGACGCCTGTATCAATATCCTTTAGACCTTGGTTCCACAGGCAATAGTCATTTTATCTCGTTTTTTGTGAGAGAGAGACAAGCTGCAAAGGTTACGCAATCAGAAAAAGAATCTGTCGGTACAGTTGCGAAAAAGCAACTCGGCAACGACTCCACTGGGGCAGCCCCAAGCGATGAGGCTCAACAACTGGCACAACAAATTAAGAGTAACGCTGAACGTGCTAAAGGAAAAAAACACGATGGTAAGTCTCTAACCCAAAAACTTGCGCCAACTGTCAGAACAACAAACTCTGTCGCATTGTATTTTCCAATCACTGTCACTCAATCATATCAATTAAAATACGGTGAAACAGAAATGGGAGTTGGAACTGTCACTGGTGCAGATATTATTGGTGGTTTCACTGGATTGAACGCTGAAAGTTTCAAGAAAGCGGCAGGGGCAGCGATGGATGGACTTCGCACTGCCGTCACAGGACTGGCTTTGAGCGCAGTAGAACAGGTGCCAGGATTTTCTGGCGCTGGCGCTGCGATTGGTATCGCAAGAGGAAAGGTTATTGTCCCAAAGATGGAAGTTACTTTTGAGGGTATTGGCCTTAGGGAGTTTTCATATAGTTTCATATTCACTCCCTCGTCCAAAGAGGAAGCAGATGAAATAAACGCCATCATTAGACTTTTCAGAGAGAATGCCGCACCAGAATATACAGATGCTCTGGGAATTGAGATGACTATTCCAAATACTTTTGATATCGCATATTATTCAGGCGCAAAAGAAAATGGATATCTGCATAGAATAGGAGAATGTTATCTGCAAAGCGTTGATGTGACATATGGTGGAGATAAGATGACATTTCATACACAGAATGAAAAAGGTGCGCCGCCCACCAGAACGATTATGGCGCTAAAATTCAAAGAATTGCAAACGGTCACAAAGTCACTAATTCAAGAAGGTTTCTAATAATGTATTTCTCAAATTTTCCTAGCATTGTGTATGATGCCACTGGTAATTTTGATTTCAAAGTCGTAACTAATCTGTTGAGAAGAGTTGCTTTGAGACAAAAGATTAGTGCAGATGTTCTAGTATTTGATTACTATGATGTGAAGGATGGCGAAACACCAGAAATTATTGCTCACAAGCTGTATGGTGATTCGGAGTTGCACTGGGTCATTCTTTTAATCAATAACATAACGGATAGATACCACCAGTGGCC